GTGTGGGATGAAGACTTTGAGGGCATCCGCAAAGACTTGGCCGCCTGGTTGCTTGATGAGTCGCGCAAAGGAAACCACGCCAACCGTTACGCTTTGATGGTTGCGAAGAAACTGAACAGGGGCTGGTGATGGGTTTACTAGACAATTTAGAACCACACAAGAAGGCTAGGCCGTGTCGTGTCAGGTCGTTGTTGGCTGAACTTGAAAAGAAGGATGCCGACATTCTGGCATCTGCGTTGCAGTCACCTGATCTGTGGCCTGCAAAGACTCTCAGTGTTGCGCTTCGACAGCGCGGCGTGTTGTTGTCTGATTCCGCTATTACTCATCACCGTTCAAAAGCGTGTTCATGTGGGAAGATTGACTGATGCTAGAAGACTTGCAACCAGCACCAAAACTTGATGCGCCGAACAGTTGGCGGCCTGCTGTTGAGTTCGATGGCACTAATGGCGAAGCAACCACCAGGGGCTTCTTGCCTGATGAGCAACCTAACTTTGATGAGTTCTTGGTTGAGGCTGGTTTTGACCCTGCACTGATTGAGATTGTTGGCGAACCACGCACTAGCCGTTGGCAGGTGGCTAGACCGTTTCCGCTTGATCCGCAGTGGTTGACGGCTTATCGTTTCAGGTTCAGGAAACGCACCGGCACTAACCCTGATTTGCCGTTGTTGTTTGCTGAGGCTAAGAAGACTAGGCCGCGCACACCGAAGGCCACAGCAAATGAAAAGGTGTTTGTTGTCTGTCTGGCAGATTTTCAGGTTGGCAAGGTCGATTATCGTGGGGGCAGCAAAGAGCTGATTCAGCGCGTGTTGGCTTCGTATGACCGTATTGAAGAACAGTTGAAGCGCGGCAAGTATGGGCGCATCTATGCGCTTGATTTGGGTGACATCATTGAGGGCATTGAGAACGCTGCCAGCATGACACAGTTGCAGACCAACGACCTGAGCGTGATGCAACAGGTTGACCTGGCTGCTTCGCTGGTTTGGGATTTCTTGAAAATGGCCACCAAGTATGCGCCGGTGACTTATGCCAGCATCGGGTCAAACCATTGCCAGTGGCGTGTGAACCGTCAACAGATTGGCAAACCTGGGCGCGATGACTGGGGCATTGTTATCTTGCAACAGCTGCGCAGACTCGCAACAGAGGTCGGGTTGCCTGTGGACTTCCTTGTGCCACATGAGCAAGAAGAATCACTAATCTTTGATGCGTTCGGTGATGGCTTCCACCTTGTCGGTATTGCTCACGGTCACCAGTTCAGCAGACCTGAGAACGCTGTGACTTGGTGGCGGCAGAACACCTTTGGCAATCAGACAATCAGCGCGGCATCTATCTTGCTAACAGCTCACTTCCACCACCTGAGAGTTGTTGAGGCTGGTGCTAGTCACAATGGCGGTTCTAGGTTCTGGGTTCAGGCCACAACCAGCGACAACGGATCGTCATGGTTCAAGCGTGTTTCGGGTGAGGACTCTGTGCCTGGCATCACCTGTTTGGAACTGACGAAAGATTTGCACTATCAGGGCGCGGTGCTTAAACTCTAAGCCGAGGGGCGCAAGTGGTTTCGACTGCAATCAAGACCTTGTTGGGGTAATTGCAGGAGCAGGATTCGACTTCCTGGCGCTCCACTACAACTGAATATCGTTCGACAATAAACGCCGAGAAATTACTCTCAACCAGGAAAGGTAGGCGCTAAATGAAGAAACAACTAATCGCACTCACAACTTTGGGTGTCATTCTTGCCGGTTGCTCATCATCGGCTACGGCTGCGCAAATACCTGCGCCACAGGCCATCGTAAAACAAATCCCTGATTTCATGACAATCGTGAAGCAGGATGCTGCCGAGTTCCGCATGGCTAAGGTCGTGAAGGCGTTGAAGAAGCGCATTGGAAAGACTTGGTATGTGTTTAGCGGTTCTACACCTAGCGGTTGGGATTGCTCAGGGATGACCAGGTGGGCTTATCAGCAGATCGGGATAGACATTCCGCACTCAGCTAACAAACAGGCTGCGAGTGGTGTGAAGGTGTCTGCACCGGCTGTTGGGGATTTGGTGCTGTTCGGTTACAAAGGCACAAACACTTACTTCCATGCCAGCATTTACATTGGCAACGGCCAGGTGATTCATGCAGGGTTCAAGAAGGGGCAGACCACTTCTGTTCTTGACTTGGATTCGGCCAGCGTAAAGAATACAAAGATGAGATTTGTTAGGGTCGGCTGATGTATCAGTGTGAGCGTTGCGGTTGTGAGATGACCGAGGTTGTGGTGTTGGCGCGGAAGAAGCGTGGCAAGGATTTGTGGGGTTGTGCGCAGTGTCGTGGTGGTAAGCAGGCGCGTGTGAGAACGGCGTTTGGTTTGTGTCAGCCGCATCAGGGTTTGTTTGATGATGAGGATAATCCGTTGGATAAGTTTGGGCGGTTGTATCGGCCTGGGGTTAGGCTTTGCGGTTATAGGGATTGTGTGGCGGTTGACCATTTGGTGTTGGCTGCTGGTTGTCGGGTGGATTCGGGTATTGGTCGGGCGTTGCGGAAGGCTGCGAGTTGATTGAGTTAGAGAACGCTGTGGTGTTTCACGGCAGCAACCTTGATGTGTTGCCAACTTTGCCTGATAACAGCGTGGATGCGATTGTCACTGATCCACCTTATGAGCTTGGCTTCATGGGCAAGTCTTGGGATTCATCGGGCATTGCTTACAGCGTGGAGTTGTGGGCTGAGTGTTTGCGTGTGTTGAAGCCTGGCGGTCACTTGTTGGCGTTTGGTGGGTCGCGCACTTGGCACAGGATTGCGGTGGCGATTGAGGATGCTGGTTTTGATGTGCGTGATTCGATTGCTTGGTTGTATGGGTCAGGGTTTCCTAAGTCGTTGGACATCAGCAAGGCGATTGATAAGAGTGATGCTGGTGAAGCAAGGCGCAAGCGTGATTTGCAGTTTGTTGAGTGGATGAAAACCACTGGACTTAAAGCCGGCCAGATAAATGAAATCATTGGCAAGTCTGATGTGGGTTCACACTATTTGCGATTAGATCAGCCATCTGTTGCAACAGCCGAATTATTTGATAAGTTGAGGCCTTATCTGCCAGCAGTGCCTGACTACATTGAGCAGATGGTTGCAGAGCGCACGATTGAGAGTGAAAACTTCAAGAAGCGTGAAGTAATCGGCACAAATGCAAACATCGAAAGAGCAAACAGCATAAAGGGTGGTCAGATTAGATTTGGCGCAAAACCAGACGGCAGTGATGCAAATACCGACCTAACAGCACCGGCCACAGAAGAAGCAAAGAAATGGCAGGGTTGGGGAACAGCGTTGAAACCAGCGTTTGAACCTATTGTTGTTGCTCGTAAGCCTTTGGTTGGAACTGTTGCTGCGAATGTTTTGTTGTGGGGTGTTGGTGGGTTGAACATTGACGGCTCACGCATCGGCACAGAAGGTGGCACTAAGGGCGCAGACTTTGGTGAGCAGGGTGATGTTTATGGCAATGGACTCAATGGCAACTTTGGCAAACCGGTGGCTGGCTTGGGTCGTTGGCCTGCGAACATTATTCTTGATGAATACACGGCAGGGCTACTAGACAAACAAAGCGGAGTGAGTAAATCAAGTGATCACTTGCGAGTAAGTCAGGCAAGTAAATCTAATTCAATGAATACTGTTTTGGGTGCTCACGAAGGTTATGGCATTAGTGATTCGGGTGGTGCTAGTCGTTTCTTTTATGTTGCTAAGGCTAGTAAGAAAGACCGAAACGAAGGGTTGGAAGACCTGCCACAAGGTCAACCAGTAGGCGGCGCAGACAAGTGGACTGAAACAGACAGACGGCGCGGCGAAGGCGTAACTCGCACACCATCGGCAAACATCCATCCGACTGTCAAACCAACAGCACTAATGGAATACCTTGTAAAGCTGGTAACACCACCAGGCGGCACAGTGCTAGATCCGTTCACAGGGTCGGGCAGCACCGGCAAAGCTGCGTTGCTAAACGGTTTCAAGTTCATCGGCATAGAACTCACAGCCGACTATCTGCCAATCATCAAAGGCAGGCTGAAACACGCCGCCGAAACCTATGCAGCAAAAGCCACCGAAGAAGAAACAAAAGAACAGGAAACATTGTTTTGACTGCCAAAGAACTATTAGCCGCGTTACAGGCTTAT